TTCAAAGAAATTCATTACATTTTTAAACTGGTCTTGAGAAAGACTGTCAATAAATTCGCTTATCTCTTTTTTCGTAGAATCTTCTTTCTTGTATACTTCATTTTTATCATAAATGTAATCTATACATTCAATTAGCATTTCAACTGCAACATCTAATTGACTTAAGTTGTCAGTATCAATGTCAGTAAAATTTGCTGTTGGATATTTTAGTTTAATACCCAAACCTGTAGCCTCATCAATTATAATTTTATCTGTATGACTAATAGTCTTTTGAACTTCAACTTCCATAATGTTGAATGCAAACTTAGTTACATGGTCACACGCTTCACCTTTAGTGTTTAGCCCTGTAGGATGACGTAACTGCAAATCTACTGTTTCACCAATAGACTTACCACGGAGTCTCATAAAGAAATACTCTAAATCAAATGTTGGCAATTTATCTGTTTCAATGTCACCAATAGCGCAATTATTAATAATTTGCTTTACTGCTGTCATAATTGCTTTAGGTTCTCCACTCTCTAACGCAAGCAAAAGAATCTTCTGCTCTTTCATTAGAAATGGGCGATATTGAACTGATTGACCAGTTGATGATAAAGTCAATTCAAAGATTGGTGTGTTAATTTTCGGCAAAGCCATAATGTACCTCCAGAGGTGTTAATGATTAAAAAATTTAAGTTGTTTTTGGTTTAGAAAAACTATAATGACGATAGAAAAAAGTAACTCCAAAACGTTGATACGAATTTACTTCTTCCCATGTTGCGTTCATTGGCGAAATGGTTATAGGATACACATCATTCATTCTATATCTTATAAGTGTATTTCCAGCCTCATCTAATTGATTAACTACTAGTGTGACTCCTCTAGCATAATCGTTAAAATATGAAATTAATCCTCCAGTAGGAGTACCGTTTCTTTCTCCTGAGGCAGGACCAACAATAGAGTCAATCCACGATTCAAAAAACACACGTTCTTTCATATCAGGCGAACATATGACAGAAATTGTAATGTCATTGTATGTAACATCATATGGAAGTTTTAAAGCTGGACCACCCCCGCCTGTGTCATCTGATGTAGCAATAGAACGACCCGGAAACTCAGCTTTTTCACATCTGAATGAGAAGTCGTTAATGTCTGAAACACCTCTTTCTCTCAGAAGGGCATTTAATACCTCATTACTTTCCCAACCATCTAATATTGCTTTAAATAAATTAGGGCGAACTGGTTTGCCAATAGCATTCTTGAAATCTGAGATTTTAAATGCTGAGTTTTTTTTGTCAGTAATAAATTGTTCGTCAAATTCAGTAACCATTTTATGTTCTTCCTATCTGTTTTCGTGAATCTTCCCAAACACGACCTGTGTCTGCTTTTCTGAAAGACTCTGTTGGTAGAAAAATAGCAATGTCCCACTCATTTACTTGTACTTCTAAGAATTGAGAACGTACATGACTTCTTAAATATTTCTTTAGCATTGGTTTAAAGAATCTGTACTTAGATGCAGACTGTAGAATGGAGTATGAAATTTTAACTTTTGTTGTGTCATCATATTTCTTGTTTGTTAATGTAGAATACAATGCATTCATTAATTTAGCACGTAAGACTGGCGGTAAATAGTGAAAGTTGATCCCTAAGAATCCATCAGCGTCCATTCTCACAGGAAAAATTAACGGAAATGTGTCGTAGTATGGCAAATCATTTTTTGTTTTTGGATCATACTTGAATGCGTACATATATCCAAATTCCATTGACGAAACTTTTCTTGCTTCATCGGTTCTTTTTTCAAAGACTCCTGGACTTATGTTTGACATTAATTTGCCTGCGGCTGACCTGTACCAATCCCTTGCCGCAACTGTTCTTGCAGGAATGATGCCTTGTCTAGCGCCTTGAATGAGTATGTTATCAAATATCATCTTCTATTTATCTCAAATCTTTATCGGTTATGATTTTAAATTCCCAATTTCTTTCAATTGAGTACTTTGTTGCGGCTTCCCACTTTGCTTGATTTACGCCCCATGTCATTACTTCATTGATAAATCGTCTAGTTGGTTTACCATTTGGTGTGTTTTTTCTAACTGGAGGGCGTGTTTGTATGTCTGGCTTGACTTCAATCAATACAGATTTTATCTCTCCGTTCTTGTCTTTGTACTTCATCCAAAAATCAACAAAGTATCTGTGATATCTATTATCAATCGGTGACACATACGGCACAACAACTTCTTCAGAAGACCACTCAAGTATGGATGGAGTTTCATCACAGTAGACCATGAATCTACGTTCCAACAAACTACGATATGTAATATTAGTTGGGTTACCTTTGTACTTTTGATAGTTTTTAGGTTTAAATTTACCTTTGTATGACATAAATAGAATGATGATTAATAAAAGGAAAGATTGATGGCAACACCAATATTTACAATATCAACTGGAACTGTTTCGTATCCAGCAATTGAAAAAACGGAATTAGTATTTGGTAGCGATTTTGCTCACTCAGAGTACGTTATTCCTATGGCTAGATTTAAATTTTTTGACCCAACTGGCACCGAATCTACAACAGCACGTCCTATTTATATACGTCTTGGTGGAGCATTCAGCACACAATTATCAAATTCATATCAAGAAGCAACAGGAATATTTGGATCTGTTACACCAGGATCCAACCGTGATGCGGCCAGCATTGGAAACATAACAAGATTAATTGGTTCAATGTTTGATAGTGGAGGCACAGCTTTACAATCATCTATCATAAAATCATTGGGTGCTGGTGGAGGATTTATTGCAAGTGCTGGTCAATCTGGAAAATCTCAAATTGAATTTTTAACAAGAAAAGTGTTTAATAGTTTTCAGCAGTTGATTTATCAAGGTCCTAAATTTAGGGCTTTTCAATTGCCTTTTAACATGAAGCCTACAAGTTATGAAGAAGCAAAAACAATGCGTGATATTATTCAAACATTTCGTATTGCTTCTTCACCAAGAGGCCAGGGATCTAATACGCCTTTAAACGCAGTACATGATAAAAGTGCAGAAGACATTGAGGCACTTGCGAAAGCCAACAAAGACAAATCGCCCGAAGAACAAATTAATGCTTTTGATCTTGCTGATGCCGCAGAGTTATTGGGCGATAATGGGCTGTCTCCTGCACCCCTAACATTTGGTTATCCTGATATGTGTAAATTAGAATTGATTCTTTATCACAATGACAAAAAAGAAATTACAGTATTATTTCAATCAGATTTTTGTATGATTGAAAATGTTGGTTTAGACTATGGTGCATCAAACAAAATGGTATTTCTTGCACCGCCAACACCAACGGGTGGTGGTAAAGCAGATTATTTTCCCTCCGAAGTTAACATGACAATTGCACTAAGAGAAAGCGTATTGGTCACCGCAGAGTACGCAAGCGGGCAAGGACCAGTTGGTTCAGGAATAACAATTTTCTAATTATGTCAATATACACATTCTATCCAAAAGTATCATATAAAATTGATGACCACGATTCTCTTAGAGCAATCGATATTACGTCATCTTTAAAGATAAAAGACTATCTCAAAAGTTACAGAGGTATTGGATTTACGCCATACATAGTAAAAGATGGTGAACGACCAGATTATGTTTCGTATGCGCTTTATGGCAATCCAGACTATGACTGGATCATTATGCTTGTGAATGATATCCACAGTCTGTATGACGATTGGCCAAGAAATTCTGTGGATTTACAAGCATACATTATTGAAAAATATGGCAGTCTCACATCGGCTATGAGTAATGTAAAATATTACTACGATTCAAAAGGCAACATCATTGATTTGACAACTTACAACAATCTTTCTGCTAATGCAAGAACATCAGAAACAGAGTATGAATATGAGTTGAGAAAAAATTCTAATAAATCAAAAATAAAAGTTATTAGTAGATCGCTTATTACATCGATCACATCAGATTTAAACAGTATTACCATGAAGCCTGTCGTATAATGGCCACTAATTTTTCTCCATTCACTATAATTTCTCCTGACATAGGAGAAAAGTCTGATATACAAATCACACAAAACTCAACAGTTGCTCCTGGAATTGGAAACACAGTTGATGTTAAAAGTGTTTTTATTAAAACTCTATACGGCGAGATTGTAAGTTTAATAGGTGTGTATAGAAGCATTGAAATCATTGAAGATATGTTTTCGTCTTGCATCAAGGGTGTAATCACCATTGACGATGCGGGCGGTGGGCTTGAGAAATTTGCAATACGTGGTGGCGAAACGATTGGAATTAAAATTGCAAAGCCAAACAATGGTGATATTATCATTTGGCGCCAAGACTTAGTTGTACATAAGATTGGTGAAAGTTCAGTAGATCAAACTACAATGAACACAACGTATCAACTACAATTTACATCAAGAACTTTTGTCAATTCAACTAAAAAATGTTTGTTTAAGAGTTATAAGAACATGTCAATTGGAACAGCAGTATCGTCTATGTTTTCTGAGATGGGCGGAACAAACGATTTGATTGTAGAAGATCCAAAAATTACTTTAGAGAAACCATTTATATCTACAGGCTTAATGCCACACAAAGCAATTGAAGCTATGGCGCATCGTGCTTGTGCAAAGGGTGGCTTTTATGTATTCTTTGAAAGATTAAATCCAGTATTTGGAACTAATACAAAAACTAATAAGCCGTTTACTTCATCATATTACTTCGGTAGTTTAGAGAACTTAATTAAATACGCAAAAACTTATGGTGTTCACAATATTACTTTTTCACAAAAAACTGTTGCAAATCAAGAAACTAGTTCTATAAGAACAATCAAATTTCAAAGAAGAACAACATTCAATCATATAAATGCAATGTTGTTAGGGCTATACAATACCACAGTAACATCGATAGATCCAATATCAAGAACACACTCAATGAGAAAATTGTCATACGCAAATGCAAAAAATGAATCTGAATTTAAAGATTTTTATTCATTTAAGACACTTGACAACTCAAATATTTTTTCAAGATATGACGATGTTGCTGGAGAGATTCCAGGTAGAAAAATTATTGCATCGTCACTAAATGATTCTGTTAACAGAGATGATTGGCTATTGAATAACATATATGGGCATTTAAGCAAAAATTTATTCAGAATTGCTTTAGAGATTGAGGGTGGTAAAAATACTATTGGCGTTGGTCACATTGTAAATTTTACTGTGCCAAGTGCATTTGAGAAATTAGCAGATCCAACAAATGCAAATATACCTAACGATAAAATTTACTCGGGCAGTTATTTCGTTACTTCTGTTCAGCACAAAATAGGGCTAACATCATATACCAAAGAGTTGGAACTTGCTAGATCAACATTACCATATGATCTTAATACTGGAGTGACACTTTCAACTTCAGAAGCACCAGCATCAAATAAACGATATCAAGATAATACAAATTCAACGACACTAGTAAACAAATATTGGAGAAAAGGTTTGATACCATGAAACTCAAATTTTCAGAGTATGTAGATTTAAAAGACTACAAAGCATATCAACTTGTAGAGAAACAAATTCTTTACAACAACGGCGCAAAGTACGGGCAGATTGTGTTCCTTGCTGGTGGTGCGGCGTCTGGTAAAAGTTTTGCTGTTCAACATTTTATGCAAGGATCAGAATTTAAAGTGCGTGACGTTGATAAATTGAAAATTGCATTTCAAAAATTAGATGAACTTGGTAAATTTACGACTCAAGATTTGCTAGACAAGTATGGCGATAAAATTTCAGAAAAAGACAAAGAACTTATCCAAAAAGAATTGACTGACAAGAATCTGAAGATGGGTGACTTGAATCTTAAGACTCCAACGCATGTATACATTCTACACGTACTTGTTCGTGCTACTGGTTCAAAAGACAAAACACTAGAATTGATGCTTGCTGGTGCTGAAAAAGGTCAATTACCAAACATCATATTCGACAGTACGTTCAAAGAAGTTTCTGACATGACAGATGTTTTGCCAAAATTATTTGCCGCTGGATATGAACCAAAGAACATTCACGTATCTTGGGTTCTGCAAAATTATCAAATTGCAATAGAAAATAACAAAACTCGCCCTAGAGTTGTGCCAGAAGATATTTTGCTTTCGACTCATGTGGGTGCCGCCCGAACCGTATATGATTTGGTAACAAAATCTATGCCACCCTCAGTACAAGGGGGCATTTACGTCATTCTAAATAATAAAGAGAATACAATTTATGTACTTGATCCAAAAACAAATGAACCATACCGAGACAAGAGAGATAATCCTGTTATTAAAGACTTTAAATACTTGACGCTTAAAGAACCAGGAAAGCCCATAAAGACAGAACTTGATGTAAAAAAACAATTACTCACTTGGATTAAAGACAATGTTCCTCCAGGTTCAGTAGACACATCAGAATTAGACAGACTATGAAAAAATTTAAACATTTTATACAAGGCACTACTGTTTCACAAGAAGAGTGGGAAGAAGACGTTTACGGTCCAGAATTAATTGAGACACTCAAACAAGTAGATGGCAGATGGGCGTTAGTCTCTAAGAAAACTAATAGACCTTTGCGCTATTACAAAGGTGAAGGTAAACCATCAGAAGAATGGATTGCTCAACAAGAAAAAGAAATTCAGTACTTTAAGAACATGAGATAATTGATGAAAAATTTTATTGGTCAAGATGGATTCGTTTGGTGGATTGGAGTCGTTGAAGATGTCAACGATCCTCTGAAACTTGGTAGATGCAAAGTAAGATGCTTTGGTTATCATCCTGCAAAATCAACTAATCAAGTTCCAACTGAAGATTTGCCTTTTGCTTTAACTATTCATCCGTTAAATACTCCAAACTTATACGGAACACCTAGAATTGGTGAATGGGTTTTTGGTTTCTTCTTGGATTCTATGTCTGCACAAGAGCCAGCAATTTTAGGATATCTTCCTGCAATTCCACAAGCCGCGGCAGAGTATTTTGGCACAAAACCTAGTTTAACTAGAAACTTTGCTAACGTTGCTAATACAAGAGATGTTTTATGGGATGTAAACAATGCATCGATTCGAATTGCAAATAACAGTAATATAACAATTCAGTCTTCTAACAATACTGTTATAACTTCAACTAAAAATTTAACGTTGACTGGAAATAGTAGCTTAACTTTCTCTGACAGTAAAAATACCACTACGCTTGATGCACTACTTTTAAGAGTAAAAGCAATTGAGAACAGATTGAATGCACCAACAAAAACATTAGTACCTAATACATCAATCACAGTTATAACAAATATCTAAAATCACAGTCTACACAGTAATATAACATACTGTCAAGCAAATGTCAATACTTTATAAGGAAATAATAATGACGAATCACGAAAACTTAGTAAATTTATTTGAATCATATCTTGCAGAAAGCGCAAAGTTTGACGAAAAAGGAAATAAAGCCGCAGGAACGAGAGCAAGAAAAGCATTAGCAGAGTTCACCAAAGCCGCAAAAGAGCGAAGAAAAGAGATCCAAGACGCTAAAACGGTAGAATAACATACATAAATAAAAGAAAAAAATGGCCGATATTATTTTTTACAAAGATTTACCATTAGATTTCACACCTCATCCTGTGACTGGTGACGTTCGTCCCATCACAAATGAAGTCGCAATTAGAAGGTCTTTGACAAATTTAATTAATACGACAAAAGGATCACGTCCATTTTTTCCTGAGTATGGTAGTAGTGTTAAAAAGTATTTGTTTTCTGTAAATAGTGAATTTACACTTTACGAACTTAAAGACAGTCTTAAGCGAGACATTGAAAAACATGAAAGACGCATAACACTAACAAATATACTAGTAGATTATTCAGATGATGGGTTTGATATCAAATTAGAATATGTGATTAGAAATGCTTCTGGCATTTCAAGTTTACAAACAACAGTCAAAAGGACAGCATAATGGCATCGGACAATAATTTGAAAATAGATGCATTAGATTTTCAAGGAATCAAAACCAACTTTAAATCTTATTTGCAATCACAGGATCAATTCAGAGATTATAACTTTGAAGGTTCTGGTCTTAACGTTTTACTTGACCTATTAGCTTATAACACATACTACAATTCATTCTACCTCAACATGGTAGCCGCTGAAGCATTCTTGCCAACTGCACAAAAAAGAAATTCTGTTGTTAACTTAGCAAAGTCTTTAAACTATACACCACGTTCAGTTACCTCTGCATCTATTAGCGGAACTGCAACATTGACACTTACTAGTTCTCCAGTAAGTATAACTATTCCTGCATACACTTCTTTTACGGGAACTGTTGATGGTGTTACATACAACTTCTTAAATACCAGTTCAGTTATCGTATCACCAACAAGTGGTGTTTATAGTTCTGCTATGTCTCTCAGAGAGGGACAATATATCAACAGAAGATATACTGTAAATTTAAATGATCCAGATCAAAGATTTTTAATTCCAAACGTAAACGTTGATACATCAACATTGACTGTTAGCGTTTTAAATTCTTCAGTTGATAGCACGACACGAACATTTTCAAAAGTCACTAATTTAGTTGAAGTCACATCTACAACTAGAGTATATTACATTGAAGAAGTTGAAGATGGCGAATTTGAAATTAAATTTGGCGATGGTGTTTTTGGTGTAGCGTTAGATGCGGGCAACATTGTTGTGCTTGAATATCTTGTGTCTAATGGTGCTTCAGCAAATGACATTGAGTCGTTGACATATGCAGATGCAATTGCAGGCGTGACAACAATTGACTTTGTTGCATCAGATCCAGCCGCTGGTGGTGCAGACAGAGAAACAGTCAGTAAAATTAAATTTAACGCACCAAAAGCATATGAAGCACAGAATCGTGTGGTAACAGCCGAGGACTATAAAACTCTAATGTTACAACAAGCGACAGTAGATTCTTGCGTTGTGTGGGGTGGTGAAGACAATGATCCGCCAACATTTGGAAAAGTATTCATTGCAATCAAGCCAGCAACTGGCGATGTTCTGACTGCAACAGAAAAACTCAATTTAATTAATTCGGTAATTAAACCTAAAAAAGTTTTAACTATATCTACAGAAATTGTTGATCCCGAATACATTTATATTATTGTTGATACGACTGTGAAGTATCAGTCCGATGCAACAATATCAACTTCGGGTGAAATCGAACAACTTGTAATTGACACAATTAAAGCATACAATACAGATGAGATCAATCAATTCTCAAAATATTTTAGATATTCTAAATTATCTAGACTGATTGACGTTTCTGAAAGATCAATCTTAAGTAGTGTCACTACAGCACAAATGAGAAAAGAACTTGACGTTCAATTGGGTGTTGGCACACGATATGAGATTAATTTCTCGAACGCAATTGATGGAGCAACAATTGGTAGACCAACAACTCATCCATTTGGCGTTGGTAATAAAATCACATCTAATGCATTTACTTTTGGTGGATTTGCAAATTGTTTCTTAGAAGACAACAATGGTATAATTCGTATATACAGAGTCTTGGGCATTGAAAACATTGCAGTTTCTATCAATGCTGGAACAATTGACTATACTACGGGTAAAATTATATTAACAAGTTTTGCGCCAACCGCATTTAATGATGGCGGCACAGCATTAAAAATAACTGCAACACCGAAAGACAAAGACATTCTTCCATTGAGAGGTCAAATTATTGCAATTAGAGATGCGGATATTACAGTCACAATGGTTGATGACAAATCAATTAGTTTAGTAAGCAGATAAAATGAATGATGTATTTTTCAAGCCGTCATTAAATGTAGAATCTTTTATTGGCGAAAATTCTTCCGTTAATACGGAAAGATTCTTGCTGTTCGTAAAAGCATACTACGAATGGATGCAATCTACAACTATAACACTAACAAATAAGACTGGAACATTTGTAGTTGGTGAAACTGTTGTTGGTGCGTCTTCTGGTGCATTAGCTACAATCAAAGAAGTCAAAGCAAATTCTATTGTAGTTGCACCAACTTCAAGAACGGTATTTGTATATACTGAGACTGTCACTGGCCAAACTTCTGGTGCTACTGCAACAATCAGCATAATTAAAGATAATGTTGGTCGTGCATCAGGAAATATTTTAAATTATAAAAATATTGAAACTTCTGTTGACCAATACGTTGAATATCTTAGGGAAGAATTATATCCTAGCATACCTGCATCATACTATGGTGATAAGAAATTAGTTGCACAATACTTTAAAGATTTCTATGAATCTAAAAGTAATGAGCAATCTTACAGATTCTTGTTCAAACTTTTATACGATGAAGACATTGATTTTTATTATCCGGGAACTGACATTCTCCGAATATCGGATGGTAAATTTGAAAAAACACAAATTATCAGAACTTCACCTGTAGGAACTGGATCTCTTTCAGACATATTTTTATTCTTAAATAAAACTATTCGTGGTCAGACTTCTGGATTTCTTGCAAACGTAGTTGACATTAAAAAATTCTTTATTGGCACAGTAGAAGTTGCTGAAATGACACTTAAACTTGTAAGTGGAACATTTTCGGCAGGCGAAACTATTGTTGACATTGATAACAACAATTTAACTTCAACTGTTCTTGGCATTGTATCTGGTATCACAGTTATTGATGGTGGTTCTGGATATCAAGTAGACGATAGCATTACGATATCTGGCAATGGACTAGAGGCACAAGCTAAAGTTTCATCAATTAAAGAATCACCAATTAGTGCATTAACAGTAAACGCAATCGGGCATGGTTATCAATTAAATACTGAAGCGATAGTCAGCAACTCAGGCACTGGTGGTACTGGTTTTCTTTTTGAAGTTTCTGAACTTGCAAACACATACACAGTAACTTCTGGTGCAAACACATATACTGTCGGTGAAATTTCTAAATTATCTATTATCAATAGGGGTGAAGGATATTTTAAGAAGCCTTCTATTACACTACAAGACACAACCATCGCATCTTTGGGATTGTTGTCTGATAAGTTAATTACAATTTCAAATGCTGGTACCAATTATGGTGTTGGCAATACACTTATAATTACCAGCCTTCATGCAGGCAATAGTGGTGCAGGTATCATTGCATCGGTTGTAGAAACCACAACATTCGATCTTTTGTTTGAAGATGGATTTCAAATGAAGGCTGATGGTAGTTACTACGACATTATTAAAAATGAAGACTGGTTAGTAAAAGGTCCAATCAAACGTATTGAATTAACAGATTTTGGCGATGGCTACACACCGGGTTTGCTTCCACTTATCTCGGTTTCATCTACAACTGGTGCTGGCGCAAACTTAATTGCAACAGGCATTCAAGGCACAAGTGCAAATGTTAGTGTAGACACATCAAACAATATTACTGGTATCGGATCTATTCGTTCTGTTGAAATTACCAATTTTGGTATCAACTACAGTACAGCCAATGCATCTGCATCTGCTATTGGTGATGGCAATGCAAATCTTGCGGTAACTATTTCAGGATTAGGAATCAAAGAAGGCGTTTTATTGAATGACGATGGTAAAATTGATTACAAGATTATTCAAGACTCTTTCTATTATCAAGATTTTTCATATGTTATCCGAAGCGGATTAGTTTTTTCTGTGTACAGAGATACACTCAAAAGCATTATTCATCCTGCGGGCTTACAAACGTTTGGTGAGATTTTAATCAAGAGTGTACTTGATGTTACACCAATTATCAGTAGCACAATTAGCACTTTGGTTAACGTGAATGAATACATTTTGTATATTCTTTCTGCATTCGATGTTGCTCCTAGTTTTGCACAAGCTAGATATTCTAGAATTATTAATAGTACAGCAGACGTAAGTTCTCCTTTGTTGTCAAATAGAGAAGTTCAGGTTCGTATTGCACCAAGCATATTAGATAACACATCAACATTCGATAGAACCTTACAAATTCGTACAGAAAATGAATTCGATCTTTCACAGAGCATAAGTAAACAATATACACTATCGATTCCTTCAGTTGAGTTTGCCGCATATGGAACATTTTATGGAGACTTGATTATTGGTGATTATGCAAATACGCCAATTTCAACATTCTCTGCATTTTCATTCGATTCATTCTTCACATCCGATCCTAATGTAACTAGTACATACGCTAAAACTATTAAAATTACAGGAACAGTCACATTCTCAGGCAATACTGTCATTGGTACTGGAACAAATTTTGCCAATAACTTCTCGGTTGATGATTCTTTCATTGTAAATGATGAAAAATTCATTGTTAAAAGCGTGGCAAATTCAACATATCTGCAGGTAAACGTAAATCCTGTGGGGTCTTACACAAATGTTTTAGCATATAAGCAAGAAGTGGCTTAAAAAGAATTATAAATACTACAGTTAAAATAGTATCAACGAACAAATTTCAGTAAAGGGAAAAACATGGCTTCCATAGTAACTAGCAAATTCAGAGTCCACAATGCACAGCAGTTCGTGGAGTCTTTCTCAGAAGCGGCAAACACAACAATGTATTTGTTTGTCGGTAAAAATACAGCATTTCCAGACGATAACAATCCTCCAACTCCAGTAAATTCCACAGCAAATATTGAATTTACTCCATGGCGTGATATGTTTGGTGCAAAGCGTATTCAATCGACTGACGTAACACACGCAATTGAACGCTATAACTGGACTTCAGGTACAGTTTATGACGCATATGACGACCAAGACACGAATTTATTAGATGACGATTTCTATGTTCTTACTGAAGACTATAATGTATACAAGTGTTTGTTTAATGCTGGAGGAACAGCATCAACAACAAAACCAACAGGTGTAAGCACATTACAATTTACAACTGCTGATGGTTATATTTGGAAATACATGTATACAGTTACTACTTCAAATGCTTTGAAGTTTTTGACGAATGATTATATTCCAGTTCAGACTTTAACATCGGATGACGGATCCGATCAATGGGATGTTCAGCAAGCCGCAGTAAATGGCGGCATTCACGTTATTAAAGTGACTGCTGGTGGCTCTGGATACGCTACTGCGCCTGCGGTTACAATTACTGGTGACGGAACTGGTGCCACTGCAAATTCTACAATTACTGCTAACGTAGTTACAGCAGTTACAGTTACTAACATTGGTTCAGGATATACAAGAGCAACAGTTTCATTTGCATCAGGTGCGGCAACTGCTACAGCAGTCATTTCACCAAAAGGTGGGCATGGTGCAGATCCAGTTGAAGAGTTGGGTGGTAAGTATGTTATGATTAACTCTCGTTTAGATGGTAGTGAATCTAATACAATTTCCACAGCAAACGAATTCAGACAAGTCGGTTTAGTTAGAGATCCACTTTTATTTGGAACTACAACAAGAGCAACGGCATCTTCATTTAGACAAACTTTCCGTTATACTGTAGCAAACACTGGTAACTATACAGTAGATGAAGTTGTTACAAGCGGAAGCAATACTGCATTTGTTGTTGAATGGGATGCAACAAATAATTATTTGTATACAACTAAGCCTCTCAACCAAAACTTTGCAAATGGTGCATCAATCACTGGCGCTACTTCAGGAACATCTCGTACAATTACCGCAATCAGTACTGCAAGTTTAGACCCATACTCTGGTGATCTATTGTATGTTGAAAATAGAGTTCCAATTGCAAGAGCGTCTGACCAAATTGAAGATGTGAAACTAATTATTCAATTCTAAGATAAAATAGGTTTAAAATTAAATGGCAAATACATATCCTGGTGGCATAGATTTAGACACCAGTCCATACTTTGACGATTACGATGAAGACAAAAAGTTCGTAAGAATTCTTTATCGTCCTGGACGTGCTGTTCAAGCTAGAGAACTTACACAATCACAATCTCTTCAACAAGTACAGACTAAACGTTTTGCTGAATATTTTTTCAAGCAAGGTGCATTAGTTGATGGATGTGAACAAAATCTAGACTTAAATTTAAATTTCGTAAAACTTCAGACAAACTACAATGGTAGTGAAGTTGCGGTTGCAAATTTATTGAATACAATTGTCTATGGCGCAAACAGCGGCATCAAAGCATACTGTGGATTAGTTACTGACATTGATGGTGATGATCCTAAAACATTGTTCATCAGTTATGCAACAAATGGAACTCAAGTTCTTACAGTAAACGTTGCGCCAACTACACTCACATCAGGAAATACAATTACCTTCTCAACAGGTAATACTGCTACGATTGAGACATTTTATACAGACCCAATTTCTGGTGTAATTAAAATATTTGTTTCAAACACAAATGGAACATTAACTGCGACAACTGCAAACACAGTATTAAGCACTGGTGCAACTCAAGTAATTAACGTAACAGCCGTTTCAGATCAAAGTGCAAATACTGCATTTGCAAACTCAGAAACTATCTTTACAGCAAATACAACATCTAGAGTGTATGCATTGGCTGCGGCAACAAATGCAGTAAGAAATGTTGTTAACGAAGGTCTTGCAACTCAACAAATCTATAACTACGGTTCTAAGATTACTGTTTCTGAAGGTGTTGTTTATGTTGCAGATCATTTTGTTAAGCATTCTACACAAACAATTTTACTCGACAAGTATACAAACGAACCTTCTTATAAAATTGGATTAGTTCCAAATAAATCTTTTGTTGATTACATTGAAGATCAAACTCTTGTTGACAATGCACAAGGCACACCGAACTTTCAAGCACCGGGTGCAGACAGATTGAAGATTGATACGACTTTAACAAAAGTTGCATTGAACGAAACTACAGATGAAAATGAATTCATCACAATCACAGAAATTGAAAATGGTATTGCTAGAAAAAGAAAATCAATTACTGTAGAAAATAAATTAGAAGAAGTTCTTGCAAAACGCACACAAGAAGAATCTGGCAATTATACTTTGTCTGATCCAATTGTCGTTGTTCGTGAGCATTTAATAAATGGCGACAATGATGGCAGATACACTTCTGCTGAAGGTGGCAATACAGATTTACTTTTAGTTGAAGTTGATCCATTCACATCTTATGTGTCTGGTTATAGAAATCAACTTATCACAAAAACTCCAATTGAAATTGAAAAAGGTCTTAGCACTCAATACGTAGAACAAACTAAGACACAAATCAATTATGGGCAATATATTGAAGTCAAAGAAGTTGTTGGTGCATGGGACATTATGGAATCAACTACTGTTGATCTATATGATACAGCACAACAAGTTATTACAAACTTAGCACATTCAACTGCAACCGCAGCCGGAAGTGCAATCGGTACTGCAAGAGTTCGTTCTATTGAATATGTGAGTGGTGCTAAAGGTACTGCTGATGCAAGATACTATTTGTACTTGTACGATATCGTGATGAGTGCAGGAAAGAATTTTAAAGACGTTCGTTCTATTTTTGATTCTGCGACACCAAAACGTTTTGCCGATGTTGTAACAACAGCCGCTGGTGCTGTCTTACAAGAAACGTCATTTGGCACAATGATTTTTCCATTGCCATATGAAGCAATTAAAACCGTACGTGACAATTCAGAAAACGTTGAAACTTCTTTTAGATTTAAAAAGAAATTTACTGTTTCATTTACGTCTGGTGTTGCAACAGTTGCAACTGACGTTGTTAGCGAAACGTTTGTCGGTACAGGCTTATTGAATGCAACCCAGAAAAATGATTTCTACATGGTTGTTGTTAATAATGCTGGTGCAAACGTAGCAACTTCTGCGTTGACTGGTACTGTTACTGTAGGTGCCGCCAATACTGTCGTTATTGGAAGTGGAACTTCTTTTAATACACAGTTAAATGTTGGTGATTTAATCACTATCAATTCTTTAACAAGATCGGTCGCAAATATTGCATCGGCCACCGTATTAACTCTATCGACTGCACACACGACTGGTTCTACCGCAAACACATTCACTAAAACCCTTGCAACAGGAACAATTCTATCGCTTTCTGGCAATGGTGGTTCAGGAGCCACACGAACAGTTAATGTTACTTCTCCAGGAACAGTAGCAATTGATGTTAAAGAGAATGCAACATTTACTGCTGATGTTATTGTCTCTATGGACAGAGCAAATTCAAAAGAAAAAGTTAAAACATTAAATTTTCAAACGCAAGCAAACATCAATCCAAATACGCACATTAGTGGGCTGTCTGGACCATTTGGTTTAGGTGTTGGTGATATCTATCAATTACACGCTGTTTATCAATCATCATCATTCGCCATTGCCGCTACTACAGCAAACACAGACGTTACTGCAAATTATATATTAGATAATGGACAACGTGACTATGCATACGAACATGGAACAATTACACCAATTACTGGTTATGTTCCAACAGGTAGATTGTTAGCAGTCTTTGACAACTTTGTACACGACACATCTCAGGGTGTTGGATATACATCAGTTAATTCTTATCCAGTTGATGATAATGCAACATCAAATACTACAATCACAACTGCTGACATTCCTGTATTCACTAGTCCTACGACTAAGAAAGTTTTTAAACTTCGTGACTCTATTGATTTCAGACCAATCAAAACTGCAAACACATCATTGAATCCAATTGATGTTGGCACATATGAAGTTCCAACATTCGGTCTTCGTGTTCCAGAATCTGGTTCAGACTTTGATGCAGATTTAATCTACTACAAAGGTAGAATTTCTAAAGTATACATTAATAACGCTGGTGTGTTCGGTATCAATGATGGTGTTCCAGCACAAGCTGGTAATCAGAGAGCAGAATCTCCACCAACTAAACCTGATACATTAGAAATCGCAGAATTAACTATTCCACCATATCCTTCTTTACCGTCAGAAGTAAAAATCAAATTGTTGAAAAACAAACGATTCACTATGCGTGACGTTGCAAGAATAAATGAGAGACTTGAAAGACTAGAGTATTTTACTGCATTGAGTTTCTTAGAAAAACAAGCGACTGATACAACAGAATTAGACAATGATGGATTAGACAGATTCAAAAATGGTATTCTTGTTGACCCATTTACAGGTTGGGCTGTAGCATCTACATCTAGTGATGGTAAAGATTGTGCAATTGATAAGAAGAACAAATTGTTGACATGTTTACAAGACAACGCAAACACAGTTGGTCTTCGTTATTCTACTACAGCACCCGCTCTTTCAACAACAACTATAAATTCTGGCAACAAAATTATGTTGCCGTTTGCTGAAGTTGAAGCAAAGGGATTAAAACAAGATAAAGCATCTAGACAATTAAGACTTGCTGAAGAATTAAACTTTGTTTGGACTGGTGATTTAATCGCTGTACCATTTACAGACAATTTCTTTGACACTACAAACGATCCTACAAAAGCAGTTGTTTACAATGATGACCAAGGTGCAGACAACTGGAAAGCATTAGTGAGTGCATGGAACACAGAAGTTGCACCATTAAATCAAAAATGGATTGGTGGCACAACGCAAACTGCAATCGTTGCTGGAACAAATCAAACAGCACAAGTTGGTAATTTCAACGTTACTACTGCACTACAGCAAACGACACAAGAAGCATTTAATCAATTAGCGGCAGGCAATCAAACAACATCTTCTACACAAGATGTTAAGTTTGATAGAGTTGTTCAAGTTGAAGCCGCACTCAGAATGCGTCCTCGTGACTTTGTTATTCAAGCTACAGGATTAAAAAATAATTCTAGAGTTTATGCATTCTTTGATGGTGTAAACGTTACCGCAAATTGCTTTCAAATTTCATTGTTCGGTAATACTACAGTACAATCATTAAACGACTTGATGAACAGCGCAGGTCAACTGACTGGCAATAGTGCAAGCACTTGGGAAGCTACTGCTAATGGTGCTACACAACCACTCATTGTTAAAAACAATCAAATTATATTATTGTTTGAAGTTCCAGCTGGTAAATTTTTTACAGGACAACGTGAATTCAAAGTTACAGACAGTCCTACAAATTCTGAGGGAACAACATTAACTAGTGCAAGAAATACAATTTTTTCACAGGGAATTTTACAAAAAACTGGTTCATTTACAATCAACTCTCGCCCATTTAACGTAACATTTAATAGCACAAACAATATTAAATCGTTAGGTCGAAAAGTTATTTCTGAACAGAGAGTTGAAATAGCCAGGTCTGAAATTCCACCACCACCGCCACCAAGAAATTGGGATCCATTGTCTCAAAGTTTCTTTGTTGATCCAGATACATTCACAAAAGGATTCTATTTAACTTCTATTGATCTTTTCTTCAGAACAAAATCGCAAGAAGACACTAGAAATGTTAGAGTTGAAGTTCGTGAAATGGAAAATGGATTTCCATCTGCACAATTTATTAGCGAAACTGATAGCGCAGTTGTCAACAATAGAAACATTTTAATTAGTGAAGATGCATCTAAGGCAACTAAATTTACATTTAAGAATCCTATCTATTTGAGTCCTGGTAATGATTACTGTTTCACCGTTAAACCTGAAAACAATGATCCAGATTACGCAATTTGGGTTGCTGAATTAGGTGCAATTGACATTACTAATCCAGACAGACAGACTAGAATTGAAAGTGCATACAATAGTGGAATTTTGTTCACATCTTCAAATGATAAGACATGGACAACAAAACAAAACATTGATATGAAATTTACAATGAGAGTTGCTGAATTTAATACTTCAGAGAAAGTTGCATTCTGGGCTAATATTCCACAAACAACTGCATTTACTTATGATGCATTGACTCCAGCTATTAGCGATCAAATTCTTCCTGAAACAAGCATTACTTATGATATCAAGACTGCTGACAGTTCATTTACAGTTGATTCTGATTATACTACAGTTAAAAACTATGAAAGATTGGTGTTACGTTCTAGAAAACAAATTTCTAATACCGCTTCAGAAACATCAAGCGCATTTAAATCTTTGCAAGTAAAAGCAACATTGTCTACAGCTAATAAGTTTATTACTCCATACATCGACAATGAAAATATTAGATTTCACTTTGATAAAAATATCATTAACAATTCAGATAGCACGGCCGTAACAGGAACAGTCGAATATAGTTCTGGCAATAATATTGTTATTGGTACTGGTACAACTTTTACGACACAAGTATTCCCTGGTGAATACGCATACTTTGGTGACGAATACCGCAGAGTTTCTTCGGTAACAAGTAACACAGTTTTGACTGTTATAAACAACTTTACCACGTCAAATGCAGTCAGTCAAGCAATGACAACTCGCAATGAAGAAAATCCAACTGGACCATATTCTTCACAGTCTAGATACATTACTAAAGTTGTGACGTTGAATGACGGATTTGAAGCGGCTGATCTAGTCACTTATTTAAGAATCAATCGTCCACCAGGAACTTCAATTAAAGTTTATGCTAAGTTATTGAATGAGAATGACTCAGACGCATTTGATGATAAATTCTATACTCCTATGGAATTAGTTGGAACAGAAACGTTCACACTCAATCAAAATGAGTACAAAGAAGAAAAGTATGTTGTTCCGTCTGTAGCTAAAACTGGTGGTTCTGAATTGCTTACTGGTACAGTTGCAGTTTCTGACGTATCAACAACAGTTACTGGCACATCTACTCGCTTCATTGAAGACTTGAAGATTGGTGACACAATTGCTGTCGGTACAGCTAGAACAGAACGTGTGGTTTCTACGATTGCAAACAATACATCATTGACAGTTGAATCTGCATTCACTACAGTTGCTTCTACGCAAGACGTTTTCCGTGTTCTAAATAACACAGTTGCATATACGACACCTGATGGAAGAACATTCCAAGGCTACAAACAATTCGCAATTAAGATTGTTTTCTTGTCTAGCAATCCAAGTTTTGCACCAAAGATCAAAGATTTACGAGGCATAGCATTAGCATGATAGTAGAAAAGATTTTAATTGCTGAACCCGTTCGTGGATTCACCGAAAGGGATAAAAACTCTAAAGCCATCTTGAATACGGATGTAGACTCGCTTTTGAAATATAAAATTCAAAAACGCAAAGCATCAGAACTAAATAAGAATGCCAACGACATAAATGTTCTAAGGTCTGAAGTAGTTCAAATCAAGTCGGATTTGAGTGAAATTAAAAGCATGTTATTGCAAATAACTAATAATAACAGAAGATAAAAAAATGACAATTAATAGTGTAATTTTAGCAAATACGTTTAATGAGTTTAGATCGACCGTTAATGAAGTCATTACGACCGTTAATGCTGGATTCGGCGTATCAGCAGGCACTGGTACGGGACTAACATCTGGAAGAGTTGTTCTTGGTGGCGCATCAGGCTCATTCACAGACGATTCTGAACTCACGTATGATACAAGCACAAACGTACTAACGCTTGGTGGAACAACAGATGCAACTGCGGCTAATAATGGAACTCTTGTTGTCGCTGGTGGTGTTGGTATCGCTAAAAAGTTATATGTTGGAACAGACTTAAGAGTAACTGGAATAACAACATTTGAAGGTAACGTATTTTTCTTAGGTTCAAATACTTCAATCTCTACTGTTAATATTGAAGTCAATGATCCAATGCTTCATTTAGCCAATAACAATGTATCAGACGCAGTTGATATTGGTTTTCATGGACAATATAATCAAGGTGGTGCCAACTTACACTCTGGTTTTTTCAGAGATGCTTCAGATGATACTTGGAAGCTATTCAGAAATTACAACATTGAACCAGCGCCAGCAATTGATATTACTGCTAACGGGTTTGCATGGGCAAACTTAGCTATTGGCGGACTTACGGCTGCCAACAGTATCAATATTGGACCAGGACAAACATACAAGATTAATACTGTTGACGTTTTAAGCGCAACGGCATTAGGGTCTTCAGTTGTCACATCGTCACTCACATCAACTGGCACAATTACTTCAGGCACATGGTCTGGTTCTTTCGGTGCAGTTAGCGGTGCAAACTTAACTTCATTAAACGCAAACAACATTGCAACAGGAACAGTAGCGCCAGCAAGACTTGCTTCAGGCACAGCAGACGCTACTACATTCTTGCGTGGTGACAGCACTTGGGCATCAGCGGCTGTTTCAATTACAGATAACACAGCAACAAATTCAACATTCTTTCCAGTATTTACTAGTGTAACATCTGGATCAATTGTTGGTGCGAATACATCATCTACAAAATTAACTTTCAATCCAAGTTCTGGATTGTTAACGTCAACTGATTACAATTCATCTTCTGATGTGACATTAAAAGAAAACTTTACAGAGATTGTAAATCCATTAGACATTATATCTCAACTTGACGGATTTGGATTTAGTTGGAAAGACACAAAAGAAAAATCTTATGGGCTGTCAGCGCAACAAGTCGAGACAGTACTTCCTGAAATCGTTAGGGTTCGTCCTGATGGCACAAAAGGTATTAATTATTTGAATTTGATTGCCTTTTTAGTAGAAGGAATTAAAGATTTAAAAGAAGAAGTTCGCCAACTCAAGTCTTATAAATAAGATAAGTTGACACAAAGGATAAAAAATGGCAATTAAAGTCGGCAGTTGTACAGTCATTGATGACACAAGAAATCTAGCAAACGTATGCTCTATTTCATTGGTGTCTGGTGGGCAAGGAACAACAGGGCAAGTTTTAAAATCCCAAGGCACAGGGCAACCCTCAACTTGGGGTGCAGTTGATGCTATTACCAATTATGCGTATGATAGCAGAAATGACCTTAGAGCCACAACACCAACAAACGGATCACAAGCATTCGTAGAAAATTTAGGATACTTTTCATTCAGTTTGGCTTCCGATGAACCAGATGACGATGAAACATCATTCAGAACATCAAATGGTGCTTGGCTTCTCTCTGCACCTATTTGGGATACAATTGAAGCATTCAATGCCTTTGAACCAAATGGCGGAAACTACAGCCTTGAAGTTGTGAATCAATTTGCTGGTGTTTCACCTTGTACATTTGCATGTCAATGTGTTTCTCTGCCAGGTGCAGTTCAAAGCGATGTTGTAGAAATATATGCAGTATGTGGCGGATCTTTTGGTGGTCAAGTCTTTATGCGATATTGTGATCCGGCGTGGTGTATTGTTGCGTGGGGCGGCCCATCTGTTTGTGCAAGCGGTCCATGTAGCCCATCTGCAAGCATATGCGGAACTTGCTATGCAAACGTATGCAAGTGGAAAATTCATGTTCAGAAGGTATAAATAGATGACTATAAATAGAATACTAGAAATAATCAAGGGGAGAACACCATGCCAGTGGTAAGAGGTATACGAGTTTTAAATGCAATATCGACAGGGAATACAACACCCGGCTGTCTTGATACTTTGCTATCCGATGGTGGACGATTAGCCGATGTAACACAGGTGCTAAGTTCTCCACAATATTCATGTGCGTTGGCGCAATCAAATACTGCGGCACACACTCTAGTTCGTTCTAATAATGCGATGACTGCATTGTTTGCAAATCCAATTGGATCATGCATATTCTATCAAACTACTAATAGTAGAGATGATATGTTGGGGTCTTCTTGTTACTACAACTACATGATGAGTTTTTCAACACCAGAGGCAACTAATGCGTTCAATCACTTTGGTAATACACCATGTATGATTAACTGTGCATTTGCTAGTAACACAGCATTTTTAGCTACCGCAGTATCATCAAACTCAGATATTACTAAGATGTTAACGTGCAATTCGTGTGTATCTGCATGTTTTAGAGGTACTGCATGTTCAATAAAAGAAGCCGTTGGAACTGCAGGTCGTGCGGCATTTTGGTTAAGTGATGCAACTGCACTTGGTTGTTTGACTGCATCTGGTTTAAGTACTGCACTTTGCACCAGCGGATTTACAGACACTCTCAATAGAGATGTTGCATGTGTGATGTGTACTGCGGCTTTTCAATGTTGTATTTTCGCTCTGTCCGAGCCAGCAAATACATACACTAGATTAGTGTGTGCAACAAACGAAATTATCACTAAAGGCGCATGTGGCGAAAACGAAACAAGCTGTAATTTTGCTAGATGGTCTAATACTTCCTTTGGTATTTGTTGTATGGCTAAATTTCTTGAGTCAGGAAATACGTATTTCATGGATTGCTTCGCTTCTTTTGGTAGCAATAGACAAAGAGCATGTCTTTTTTGCTTTTGTACCACATTGACTGGTTCAAACCCCATATGTCCTTGCGGCAGCCTCGGATCTGGCCTCGAGCAATATGGGCACCGTATAATCAAGTCCGACGTTATCGGTCGTGGATGCTATGTCGAAAACGATCCTAATGCTCCACATTTATATTTTCCATGCGGTGGGTTTAGACAATGTCCAATGACAA